CAATGGCCCCAACGGCGTTAATTTCCGCTTCCTTGCGTTCGATAAAGTGCGGTACGCTTTCGACAGGTTCGCCAGTTGAAGCGGTATAACCCGCATCGCTGTTAATGAACTTGTCCAAACGGTCTTCGTTGTCTTTAAAGCGGTTCAACGCTTCGTCAATCGGAAGGGTCATTTTCTTTTCTCCTAGTGTGGGCAACGATTAGACCGAATCGCCGTTTTCGTTAATAAGCCCGTTGATAAAATCTTTATCGTTTCCGTAATAACGCGCGTCATAATTAACGGCACGAACTACGGAAGTAAAGTTACTTTGCGGTTCCTTTTCAGTAACCAAGAACGCATTTTGGCGCGGTTCGTTGTTGCCCACAAGTATAAATGTCGTTCGGGCGTACAAATCTTCGTCAAGGGCCAAAGGCAGGCGCGGCGCGCGCGACAAAACGACTTGTTTATTCGTCGAACCTTTTGTTACTGGTATCGCTTCCGTCGTTCCGTCTATCAATTGAACAAACATCGTATATTCGGGATATTTGGACATATCTACGCTTTGCGACAACGACAATTGCAAAACGTTTTGCGAAATAATTTCGCCGTCTTGCGTATCGGGTCGCGTATTGTCGGCAACCAAAATTCGGTCGTTATTTACCAACAAATCGGATTCTTGCGTAGCCGTGAATTCAGTAATAACGTTTTGAAATTGAATTTTGTTCCAAGTGCGCCAAGCATGAAAATAAGCTTGCAATTTATTTCGAATGCCCAAACTTTCAATTTCTTTCGGATTTACCGCCGAACGGTCTTCCGGTATGTAATAGGTAATTTGTGCGTCGTCTTCCGGGTCAATATATTGAAACGAAACGCCGTCGAAATTGTCTTGATTTCCGAAACGAATTGTTCTTGTTTCAGAACCGGGCAATTTATTTCGATGATTGAAAAGCAACGTCGAATCTTGCGTTTCTTTTTCGAACGAAAGTTTAATTATGCTTCCGCGCCTGTAAGCCGTGCAAAAGATAGCGTCGGAAATAGACTTAATCGTTTCTTCGAAAGAAAGATTACTAGAATCGAACGTATAGCAAAAATCGGTCGCAATATAACTTCCGAAATATTGGCTTACTTCCGAAATTGAATTGTAAATAGAATCGAAATCAATTTCGGCGACTTGTCGGTTTCCTATGTATTTATCAAGGCACGCGAACGAAATAATTTCGGCGGCGTTGTTTGTTGCGTAAAGTTCCGTTGAAAATGTGGAACCACTAATGCGAACCGGAATCTTTCGCGTAACAAGCATGTTCAATTTGCGTTCTTTCAAAGCAAGCGCGCCAGCCGTCGCATAAGTTACGGCTTGAACTGTCGTAACGTTTCCGAAGTGCGTTTCTGAAACTGGCGAAACCGAATAAACATCGCGCCATTTAACTTCATCCACTACGGAACCTTCGAAAGCCAAATCGGAAGGCGTAACGCGGCGCGCGCGAACTTTGCAACGACCTTCGAAAGTCGGATTTGCTTTCAAGGTAACAGCCCGCGAACTGCGATAAGTTGCGGAACCTTCGATAGTCGCTTGGAACGTTTCAGCGGCCCCGCGCGGGCTTCCGTCTGCATTAACCGGCGTCAATTCAATTTCGCAAACAACGTCGAATCGAAGTTGGTTTTTTCCGTCGTCTTTATAAAGCCCGTTCAATGCAACAAAGTTTGCGAAGACTTCCGACAAGTTGGTTTTATCCAATACGAAAGGCCCAATCCATTTAGAACCAGTCGTAGAAAGAATCGGGCTTATGTAATTCGTCGTTGTAATTGTGCCCCAAGCCGGATTAACAGCCGAAGGATTCGACAAGGTAATTACAGTATCGGAAACCGAAAGAACGGTATATTCGCCGGAAAGATTGTAAATTTCCGCGCCGTCTGGAATGCGAATCGCTGCGCTAGTTGAAAGGCCCGAAGCTTGCGACCATTTGGGGTTCGCAGTTGCAGGCGAAACCAAATTGACGCGGCAATAATATTGCGTATAAGGCGAACCGAATTCAGGCGTAATTACTTCGGATTCAAGCGCGACCGAAGCAATTTGGTAAATGCCGGAAAGGTCGTAAGTTGTCGTAATGAATCCGTCGGCGTCTGTTTGATTAAACGTTGCGCCAGTTAAAACGCATTCTTTCCCGGCTTGATAAAGCGCCGGAAGTGTGGAAGACGGAATAGCAAAGCGAAAATAACCCGCGCTAAATGCCGAAATCGTTTTGGTTTCGGTTTGGTAACTGTCGTATTCCGCCGCCCCTTGAATTGTCATCGTATCGCCTGCGGCGAACTTATCGGTAAAATCAAAGGCCGAAGTTTGAATTTCGTTAGGTGTTGAAAAACGAATGTTGTTATTTCCGCGCAAAAATTGGTCGTTTGGCGCGCGTAAAACTTGACCATTAACGGCGTTCGAACGAACAACATTAAGAACCGGCGTATTAATTGCGCTTCCGATTCGCAGTTGCGGCGCATGGCCTGAATTCGGCGAAGTCAAAGGCGAATAAACTTCGACCGAAGTTCCGGCAATATCTAAAACGCGCGTTGTATCGTCGCGAACTTCAAGCGAAGGAATATCGTAATAACCGCGCCCAATGCACATATAAGAATATTCGACTTCTTCGTTATTTTCGAATATCTTGTAAGGAACCGCGATAAGGTCGGGCGTAGAACGAACCGTTCCGAAAATGTCAGGAATCCGGGCATTCGGGCGCGGCTTATTCGAACGTTCCGAAAGTTCGTTGTTTGGCGATTGGCTTTGCGTATTGCGAAGCGTCGGCAACGGCGGTTGATTCTGCGCCATGACGACAACAGCAACGACCAAAATTGCGACAAGCGCATAAATAATCGTAATCGGTTCGGCTGGATAAACAACGACGTAAAACGGGCCTTCAAGTTCGCCCAAGCGTTCTATTTCAGCTTCCGAAGAAGGCGTTACGTCGGTTGCGCTTGAAACTTGCTTTTCGTAAATGCGGGCGGTTTGCGGCCATTCGCTGAATTCTTGCATTAAAAATTCGCGAATATCTGCGACTTCGTGATTCGTCCAAGTTTCCGGGTCTAGCGGATTAAGTGCAAGCGTTACGATTTTCATTTATAAAATCCTATCTTTTCGAAGCCGCGCGAAGCAACGTCTATCGGTTGAAATTCTACGCCCATTTCGTGAATATGCAAAACGCGACCGCGAAGGAACATGCCCACATGCGGGGCGCTTCCCCGGCGCTGCATAAGGGCAATGCAAGGCGATTCCGGGGCTTGCAGGCGTTCAAAGCTGCGAAGGTCGGATAGTACCGCCCGCCTGTCTTCCGGGGCTTGCAGGAAGCCGCGCAGCTTGTGGGCTAGGTCTTCGCCTGTCGTCGCTTTCCAGACTTCGCAAACGAAATGCGCGCAATTATAATTGCGTCGGTCGTATTTTCGTTTAAAGAATTCGTCGATTGACATTTGAATTACCAAGTCGAAAGCGCCGAACGCTTCCAAGTATTCGCAGCGACGCAAACATAAATATAAGATGAATCCCAAGCAATTTGGCCCGCGTTGCCGGTTGCTGTTGCCGAAGCTGGCGTTTTTGCGGTTCTAACCCGCAACGAATCGTCGTTAATATCCAGCAATTGCGAAGGCGTAACGCCAAGGCCCAATTTTACGCCGGTTTGAAATGTGAATGTCGTTGGCCGGGCTTCGAATATTTTAACAGTATCGATATACGCCGTCCAATGCCCGCCCCAACCGACACCGCGACCGATGTTTAATTGAAGTTCGCCGCTTGCTGCAAGCTGTTTAAAGAAGGCGTCGATTGAACTTCCTTGCTTCCATTCGAAGCCGTGAAGCGTTGCCGCGTTTGTGTTCCAACTTGCAATAACTGGCGTATCGTATTGGACATTAACTTGCCCAGTGAAAGTATCGCCCGCCTTGTTCGCCTTGGTATTTAATGCCGTTTGTTGCGCCGTAGAAACTGGCTTGTTTGCGTCGGAAGTATTATCGGCATTGCCCAAACCTACGTCGGCTTTTGTCGTTCCGTGCGGGTTTCCTGTTGCTTGCGAATGGTCGTAAGCTGTTTTACCCCTATCGCCGCGATAAGCTGTTGAAGACGTTTCGCCCAATGCAAGCGACGGGGAAATTCCAACGTATGCGGAACCCGACCAACGATAAGTCAAGTTCGTATCAATTGCGACGTATATTTTACCGCTTTCGCCAGTTGCAGGAAACGCCGCCAAATTGGCGTATTCTAAAACATCATCGACATATGAAGGAAGTTGCGAAGCCGGAACCTTACCGTCGATAAGCGAAGCAAAAGCGGAACCAAGCGCAGAATAAAGAATAGAAACGGGCATTCGCATAACCGTTCCCGTTGCCGTATCGTGAATCAATAACGTATCGGTCGAAGTTACGTTAATCGCTGCGATTTCCGGCGCTTCGGTAAAACGCTTGTCTAGTGCGTCATCAAACAAACTCATAAGAAACCCCGCAGCATTGGGAAGCGGTCTATTTTATAGACTTCGCCGGTTTTCGTAATGTTCAAAGAAGGCGCTTTGGCTTCGAAAGAAGAACCTTCGCGATTAAAAGCGAAAGTCGTAACTTCCAACAAAACCGGGCCAAAAAGCGGTCGGCTTAAATCGTCGGAACGATAAGTTCGATAAATGACAGTCGGTTTAATGGAAAATCCATTATTCGAAGAAACTTCGTCTAGTTCCTTCGGCAATACTTCGCCAAGGTCGCCAAGATTTATCGTAATTGATTGGTCAAGGTCGTTTCGAATTCCCGCATTTTCAATTTTAAGCGGGTAATAATCGAAACTTTGAATCGAACCGTTTTCAAGCGTAACGCTTACGCCTTGAACAGCATTGCGAACAACCCGATAAACTTTCGTAAAATCAGGATGCGAAATTTCCAGCGTTTCAAGTTGAACGACGCTAGATTTCGACTTTAAGAAAAATTCGGCGTATGTTGTCATTGAAGAATACCCGGCAAATCGACATTGACCAAAATATTAAATTGGTCTTCAAATATCGGAAATTCAGTTTCCCAAGTTTCGCCGTATTCTGCAAACAGCGCGGCGAAAGCGGCTTCGGCGTCGTAATCAATTTCAGCCGGTACGACTTCAAGTTGCGAAGAAACCCAATAAGTTAAACCTTTTTGGGCCGTAAGCTGCATCGAACCGGGAATAAAATAAACCTTATGTTCGGTTAATGTGGGTTCGTCCAAAATCAAATCAATTAAAAACGGCTTCGAACCTTTCAACGTCAAAGCGCGAAAGAACGAACGAACGTATTTGTATTCATTCGGCCCCAAAATCCAAGAAACATTAACCGTTGAAGTTGCGCCCAAAATATCGCGACGATAACGCGACGCGCCGCCGTCAAGTTGCGTTGCGACGACTTCTTTTCCGTCTGTTACTGAATACGCCGAATTTTCAGGCGGATAAATGAATTTTGTCAAAGCCATGATTTACCGCCTTCTTTGCGTTTGCGTATTTTGGCCCAAAGACTTAGATACGCTGGAATTCGGGTTTCGTATTTCTGCGGCAACTACGGAAGGCGCTTCTTTTCGAATTGCCGCCCTTGCTTCGTCGCGTGCAATAACGCGAACTTCGCTTTCGCTTATTTGTTGAACTTCAAAGTCTTTCGAAGTGCCGTAATTTTCAATTGTTACCGCAACAGCCGCGCCGGAAGAACTAGAACCGACCGTAGAAGTATTCGAAGAAACATACGACGCGCCGTTTCGGATTGCTTCAAGATTCCCGACCCCGATTCTATCAGTCGAAGCGGCATCGAATACGAATTCGCGACCATGAACAACCCCGGCAATTTCCTTCGTGCCCACATTGCCGGTATAACCGCCCTGTTCGAACCCGGCAACGGTTGCCAGCGCCAGACCTTCGGAAAGGGCCGCAGTCGCCGTAATCCCGGCCATCGCGGGCACGCTGTTAGCGCCAAAGCTGGCAAGGGATACCAACGCGGCGGGCGTCGCCCAAGCGGTCGCAGTCGTCGCCGCAGCGGCTACGGAAGCGGCTGTAGAAGCGGCCATAGCCGAAGCGCCGATAGCTTGACCAAGTGCGGCATTTACGACGTATTGAATACCAAGCTTGACAAGTGCGGAAATCAAACCGGCGACGGCTTCTTTCGCAACGTTCGAAAGTGCGTCGTTCAAGTTTTCCGAATAGACAATGGCACGTCCGACACTGTTTGCGAATCCGTCGGTAAAGCTTGTAAAGAATCCGCCGAACGCATCCGACAGGCCGGACATTACGCCTTCATACTGCGACACAATCGAACCAAGGCCGGAAATCATAACGTCGTTAAACGTTCCTTCCTGCGCTTGAAGTTTAAGGTTCGTCATATCCAAACCGATTTTAACAAGTCGGTTCGAATAGTTGTCAAGGTTGATTAAGCCTTGGGCGTATGCCTGATTAAGTGCGGTCGTTTGCTGTTGAAGCGAAAGTTTTTTGCCTTCGGTTTCGGAATAAATCTTGTTCAATTCTTGCGAAACGGCCTTTTCTTGCTGCAATACTTCAAGGCGTTTTTGCAATGCGGCGGTTTCCTGTTGGTTAAGGATGATTCCGCGCGAATACAAATCGTTTTGATATTGCTGCATTTGTTGGGCGAT